ACAGAGCCTCCAGAGGAATACAAGAGCAAATGGGTTAAAGCCAGAGAAGAAAAAGCCGCTAAGGCTTTACAAGAATCTGCTGTTAAAACAACTTCAGCAGATATTCTCGGAGAAACTGTTAGTGCAGAGACATTTGCAGTACCAGAGGCTTCTACTCCAGAGCAACAGGCAAAACTTTATCGCAGTCAAGCAGACAAATTAGCCAAGCAGGCCGCAGAAATGCGTCGAAAGGCTGAGGAGTTAGTTCCGACTACTAAAAAGAAGGCAAAAGCCGAAGCATAAAAAAAGCCGCGTTAAGCGGCTTTTTTATTATACCATTACTTCTATTATACCGTAATCCCCATCAAAATCTTGGAGTGCCTTTCCGACTATTCCTGCATACGGTGATTCAGGTTTTTTGACTTCAGCATGTCCGGGAAAATCACTTGTAACTAATAGGTTACCTTTCTTTACAGGTCCTTTTACTTTACAGGGGACACGACCTTTCAAAGCAATAAATGGTGCAAAATTAGGTGGTCCTAAATCTTCATTCATTGCATAAGCAGGATGTATACTAACTATACCTGCTACACTTTCATCTTGATAAGTTCTGCAGATAGTAACTTCAAAATTGCCGCCAACTACTAATACAGTACCTTCGTTATATAAAGCATCTGCTCTATAGCGTTCTGCAATATCAGCCAATACAGATGTTGCTGTATTCACATAAATGTAATGGAACGGTAACGAAGTACTACCAATATTTGTAGATGTTGAGTTAGGCAATATTGCGGGACCATTTGTAACATCTAATTTCATTATTGTTACAGAACGTGTTCCGTCATTTGCACCAAAACTAATTTGTTTTCCGTTAGTAACTAACGATGCATTTGAAGTTTGATCTACTCCAATTGTAAAATCGGTGTTATTAATTGTAATTGCGGTTGCGGCACCAACACTAACATTTAATACTCCTGTAACTTGAGGAGTAGCAGATTTAACAAAATCTGATGCATAATATTGTCCGTTGGCATCGGCTAGTGATAAAGCACTTTGAGCCGATCCCCATATTAGAGTGTCAGTAGATTGCGATACACCATTTGAAGATACACCAGTTGTATTAACTCCGTATAAATTAATACCTCTTTTAAGAGAAGAATAACCTACTACATCGGTTGTAGTGAATGGTTCAGTAGCAGTAATAGCAATTGTTTCTAAATTACCTGTCAGATAGTTCTGTACAACGTGCGATAAAACATAGTGAACATTACCACCAGTGTCGGTTAATTGTGTGGGTAAAACTGCTGTGTTACCTGCTATTTCAGAAGTCTGTGGTCCTATTAGATTATAATTATTGCCATCAAAATAATATAATTTTAATTCAGTTTTATTAAACCAAAGATCTCCGACACTTTGATTTGAAGGTTGTAAGTACTCACTTATAAGTTGTGGTAGCCCTAGAAAAGCACTACCATTATATATCTTTAATTTTTTATTTCCTGAGTCGTACCATAACTGTCCAGCCAAAGGACTAGTAGGTGCTGTACTACTAGAAAAGTTTTCTAATAGTTGAACAAAGTTTTCATTTATAATCTGACCAAAATTACTGTAATTCCTACCAACTAAGGTAAGACTAGTCGTTTGATCAATTGTACCGTCATTAACGACAGCCAATTGCTCCCCAGTTGTTTTTGTAATTACATACGCCATTTTTTATCCTCTAGAAACCTGAACTTCGATTGTACCTATTTCATCTGAATCATAACTATCAATCGCTCTGGCAATAATTGATCCAGGTTTTGGATTTGACTCAGCGCGAGCGTAACCGCCTGCACCTGAAACTAACATATCACCTTTGTTAATTGTACCTTTAACATAACAAGGCACACGACCTGCTAATGCAATTGAGTACACATATCCTTCAATCTCATATTGATCATTTAGCAAGAACGCAGGTGCTGTTGAAATAATTCCGGCTATTTTTGTACTCATATCAGTTTGACATAGTGTCGTTTCGGCCGTTCCGCCAAATTCCATAACTGCACCCGGGCTATATGTGTCATCTGCTGTATAGTTTTCTGCCAAGTCAGCATAAGTGGATGTTAATTTTGAACCTGGATCTAAACTCCAATTTCCAATAATAGTTCCAGTTGCGGTTGTTGCTCCTGTTGTGATTAAATTGGTTACAATATCGCCTTCTTCTGCTAAATTTTTCCAATCAGATCCATCAAATACTTTAAGTTTAAGAACACCAGCAGTTGTATCAAACCAAGTCTGACCTTGAATTTTATTGATCGGTTCTGCTTGACCTGCAAAATTTTGTAACAACCATAAAAAATTGTCATTCTGGAAAGCACCATATCCTGTAACGTTTTTTCCAATCAGATATATACTTGATGAAAATTGTCTGTCAATTACACCGTCAGCAACAGTTGTAAAAACAGTTCCGTTAAAATTATTAATATTATATGGCATCCATTATCTCCGTTTATTGTATGTCCACAACCCAATCCCAATACGTAGATGTACCTGCTGATTTTGTTACAAACGCTTTTACCAAGTGTGTGACAGCAAGTGTAAAGATTGTGGTTGCAGTTGTTACTGATGCCGATGCTCCAACATCCTCTAAAACTGTTTGACTATTCTGTACACCGCCTTTATCAACCTGTACATAAGTTTTATCTAACGTTAAACTAAAATTTTGATTTTGACCGGTATAATATTGAGCAATAACATTACATCTAGAACCTGCTGGAATAGCATATTGTGTATTATCTGATGGTGTGTATCCTGGTACGATTGAACTTGCTCCGGGGACAACACCATTTGGCGGTAACACTTTATTTAGGTATCCAATAATGTATGTATTAATAGCAGAAGATCCAGACTGAGCTACAGAAGTAATATCAATTGTAACATTAAATGTTTTTCTAAATCCGCCTTGAGCACCGGTTACTAGATTATCAACGTACTGTTTTGAGACTAATGTAGATGGATCATAAGTACCGTCAACTAAAGGAGAGTTGTAAATGGTATTATTACCATTTAAATTAATTTTTTGATTTACTGCTGTAATGTATAAATCACTTCCTACACTAACATCACCGTACATTCTACCAACTTCTGATATAGAAGAAGGACCTGCTACTATAAAGTGCGATGCTGTGAAAGAATATATTGCAGGTAACGCAGTTATACCAGGTGCAAAATGTGTTCCTGTTCCTAATGAATTTGCAGATAATACATCAACTCCGCCTATCTTGAAAGTTTTACCTGTGGCAAGATTTAAATTTTCACTACTGGTCCAAGAAGTTGTACTATTATACCAGTTAAATGTTTTAGGAGTTGTACCTTCTAATGTAATACCCCCACCGTCGGCTATTAAATCAAGATTATTACCGTTGGCTAAAATAATGTTTGTTGTAGTAACTTCTAAAGTTGTGGCTTCAATATTTGTTAAAGTACCTAATACAGTCAATGTTCCACGAACAACGGTGTTTGTGTTAATATCAAAACCATCGGCAGGATTGTTTGTAAAAATACCAATTCTGTTCTGTGACGAAACAAGTGTTATTGCTGTACTTGTTCCGGAAACTCCATTATTATATCTAACCTGAAAATTTTCATTAGGATTAGACATAAACAATACACCAGTAGTAGTGTTAAATGCTTGTAAACTATCATCTACAAATAGTTTCATATTTGTATACGTACCTACAGATATACCATCATTGTTTAATACATCTAATGCACCAGTTGTTGCTTGGTATATATTCTTCTGAATAAAAGAACTGGTTGTAATATTATTCCAACTAACTGCATTAGTAGCAGTACCGTAGATTATAAACTTTGGATCTAATGTCATACCTGCACGTAATAAAGTGGTACCCAAAAAAGGAGCAGATGGACTTAGTGTAATATCAACATCCGTAAATGCTGCCATCAATGTACCATTGTTGTATAACGTAGTTACAGTTTGATCAATGTTATTAATATCAGTTAATTGTTCAACAAACCAACTAGCCTTGCCTGTGCCGAATGGATTTGGTTGTTCAGATGTTCTATACCAACTTATACCAGTATAAAATTTTAATTCCTTAAGCGTAGGATTCCACCATAAGTCACCTAATACTGCTTGTCCGGGTTCTGAATCTTGAATAATTGGACTACCAACTGGTTTGAACTGATCAATTGTATAAACTTTTATTCGACCTTCAAGTGTATCAAACCAAAGTTGTCCTTGTACAGGACTTCTTGGAGAACTAGCACTGGCAAAATTTTCTAGTATTCCTACAAAATTATTGTTAATGTATTGTCCGTAGGCATTTAAATTTTTGCCAATAAGTGTTATGCTAGATGATACTTGATCGTAACTTTGATCTGCTACTACCGCAAGTGTGTTTCCATTTGTTAATGTTATTGTATATGACATTCTTGTTATACCTTAATAATGTAGTTCATAGCCAGATACGGATTCATGATATTAACTGATTGTGCATTGTTAACAACTGTGCCTGTGCCAGTTGATACTGTGCCAGTTGATAAAAATACTGTTGATGTTCCGCCGGAAACTAATGCCGATTCTCCGTTGTTAGTAAATGCAGGAGTATTTGCACCCGGAATGCGGCCTGCCGGTAAAGTTTGAACAAGATAATTGTGCATATTATCATAACCAACAATACTACGTCCCCGTAAGTCAGGAAGTGCAAAAGTAGAAGTACTCGATGCACCAGGGGGATTGTATGTATATGCTATTACTTGAAATAAATTGTTATAGGTATTAACTGATACTTCACTACCATCACAATATAACCAACCTTCAGGAACCCTATAATTAGTATCTGGATTATTATAAGGAATATTATTATTATCAATTCCTCCTGCCCAAGGAAGAATAGTTCCAGTAGGAATTAACTTTCCTATAATATCTGATAAGAAGTTTTCTTTTTCAATTTGAACTAATTGTGAGGATGTCGGTGCAGTATTTTTTGTTGCAACACCAAGCAATGAAAATGTGTTTCCAGTGTTGTAAAAATTAGTCCAATCAGTTGCAGACGATAGTGTAGAAACTGTTTGGCTTGTAACAGCATTAGGTGTTAGTTTTGCATCAAATGTTACATTACCTGCTACTCCTGACCAATTTGATGTTACTCCGGACAATTGATCAGTTAATTGCCAGGTTGTAACTCCAGTTAGTCCGTTTGCTAAACTTGCTGTTCCCTGTAAATTTCCAGAGAAATAATTGGTAGCAGTAATAACAGTAAATCTTGCCGCATCTGTACTAACAGTTGCAGAACTTATACTTACCAATCCAGTTACTGATAAATTTCCACCTATTGATTGGCTTCCAGAAACTGCGGTGTTTCCTGTTACATTCAAAGAAGTAACTGTAGTAATAGTCGCTGCCAATGCACCATTAATAATAGCATTGCCGCCAACTTCAAGTGCCGCCGATGCATTAGGTTCACGTGACCCTAAAGCAATACCCACGTTTTGACTAAATCCGTTGATATTCATCAATGTAGTCAAATAGTTATTGTTGTTTAATACAAAAGTGATCTTACCACCGTTATAAGCATTAATGATCTGTGATTCTTTTTGTGATGTAGGATTGATTACTAATTTAAACGCAGAATTAGATCCTACAATAACTCCATTTAGAACCGTAAGCGCGGCATTGATAGTATTATCGATATCATTTCTTACAAAATTATTAGCAGATATATTAGCAGTAAACGGACTTGTTACTGCTAAATTTTTTGTAGAATAAGAAGTTGCATTAATTAATGCACTATTATTTGATGTAAGGTTAATACCAGGAAGTAGCGATGTAAATCCATTTATTTTAGTTTGTGGAACAAAACTTTCACTACTGATAATTTCAACGACTGTATCATCAATATAATTTTTAATAATTTTGTGCGGAGTACCAAAATTGTCATTGATAATATCTGGATAACTACCAGTCTTTAAACTGCTACTAAAAGCAGGTCCAATTAATGTCCAACTAGCACTACCGTCTGTGTTAATAAACAGTTGTCCTGTAGATGTATCAACCCATAAGTCACCTGCCATACCATCCGGTTGAGTACTTGATGACCAAATACCACTTGCAGGACGCCAATTTGTTCCACCTGCTTGAGGCATGTTTATTTTTAATAAAGAATTTGCAGAATCAAACCACAATTGACCTTGAACAGGATTAGTAGGAAAATCAGGGCTGGCAAAATTTTCTAATAGATGTAAAAAATTTCCGCTAAGTGTAGCGGCATAATCAGATGCATTTTTGCGAATAAATCCAACACTCAATGTAGTATCTGCATTGCTACTAGCACCTGTAATACTGTAGTCATCGACTACAATAGCAGATTTAGTAGGATCCGAATAATTTATTGAATATGACATCTATTACGCTCCTACACCACTGATACTCTGAACTCTAATTGTATAATCAATTTGAATCATTCTATTCAATGATTTTTGTACAGGGTGAAAAATAACATGAGTCAATAACATCAAATTACCTGCCGCATCGTAACCTTTGAGTCCTAATTCATCAAATACATATTTTCCATCTAAATTACTGCTGTTATCAAAAGCATTTTGACCGCTTGGTTCGCCAAAATCTAATAAACAACTTACTAATAAGTCAGTATAAGTGTTTCCTAAAACGTGTCTAGTTTCCATAAAGTTTCTTGTAGGATCTAGATTGGCTATGCTAGAAGCATCTATAATTTTAGTATATGTTTCGTTATATAGTGTTGCATTTTGACCAATTGAATTAGGTGTCAAATATGTTATAATTCCAGTAGGATCAACACGGCTTCCGCCATTACCAAAACTCATATTGGTAATCATTCCATACCCCATATTAGCCACACTGTTTACTAAAGCAAGACTAAAATTTTCGTAGTGGATAGCATTACGTTTATTGACGTAAACTTCTTGGGTTTCAGGATCAAATATCTTAATATGACCTTGTACCTTAACTCCAGGGAATTCTGTCAACTGAGAGTCAAGGTCTTGTGTTTGTTGTGGGGTTACAGGCATGTTTTTATTCTCATTGTTGTCCATAGTAATATTTATCTGGTAGCGCAGATGGCGATCTTGATAGGAATTCTACCTGCGGAGTAACATTGCTATGCATCGGATCTACCGGAATATTATGTGTTGTTCCAGGTTGAATTTGAGCATACATGCTCTGTCCATACCTAGAAATTACTTGTAATCTAGCACCAGGTGTTACTGACGCAGTATTTAACACTAAAGTAGTTCCTGTGTTTGCAATAATTATGCTATACTCGCCGAGTAAATTATAATTTGATGCCGTTCCTTCCGCTGTAATTTCGTTGCTATCATAAGCAAGAGAAATATCAGTAGCAGTAACAGAATCACTAGGTCTTCTTAATAAACGCCCTTGATAATATACATCATACGTAGTATTTGTAGTTGCATTAAGAACACTCATGTTAGATATATCATAACTTAATGCCGATGTTCCTGTAATAACAGTAATCCAAGATATTTGTCTATCTTCAACATTTAAAGTTTGATCTGAACCTTGATCAAGTACAGTTGTTCCTACTGGATAACTATCACGGATACCGGTACCTAAACTTCCACGCACCAATTGAGATAGGGTATTTCCTTCAACTTTATAGAATTGAATTCTTTCACCGTTGATTAAAATAACTCCTGGTAACAGTCTAGGAGCATTAGGTTGTGTAAGAACACTGGCATTTACAACATCAATTGTTGTAGCAGTAGAGGTTAATGTCGATACTAATTGTGTAGAATTTACTTTACTTAATCTCTTGTAAGATACACGACCTAAGTTATCTAAGAATACTCTATAGCCTAGTGTAACATTATTTTCTACAATGTTGCTTACACTGGTTACTACAATCGAGTCTGATGGTCCAATAATTGTTCTATCATTTAATTTGATTTGGTTAGGTGCTATTAAATCAAAGTCAAATCCTCGCATTAACGGCATACCATTTAAATCAACCCATAGATATTCAATTCCTAATACACTACGACTTAGAACAAATGTATTTCCATTAGCACCAGTAAATGTTTCTCGTCTTATAAAACTTGCATCATCATTTGTAAATGAATATACTTTAATTGTGCTGGTTGTGTCAGTATTGACTAAACCAGTTACATACAAGTTACCGTCTGATACTGTATATTGATGTGACAACAATACACAGATAGCAATCACATCGCCAGTTTTAACAATGTTTGGCAAGAAATTAATTCTGTTTTCATTTTGAACAAGTTCGAAATCATTTCCATATTTTTTAGGAATACCATTTACATAAACTTGTACAGTCTTTCTTGAAGGAACAGCCGTTCCCCAAGGTATATTTTTGTTTAATGAATAACTGGTTGTTTGACCATCGGCTACATAATATACTGTAGGCGGTGGTGCTAAACGTTTACCATCTTGCTCAACAATAACCTGTGTGTGATAAGGTTGTATGTCTTCTGGAGGATAGGTTAACACCCAAGATGTAGTGTTTGGCTGTGCTGTAATTGTTTGAGCACGGACTTCACTAAATGCTTTCATAGGTGCCGCAAATAACCAAATTTGTAAAACATCGTTAACTTGTAACGGTGTAGTCAATGTAATACGTGTTCTTAAATTATAAGCAGTTAATCTAAAATCAGTATCTTTAACTAACTTTTGTCCATTCAATGTAATATACCAATCCTGAACAGTAGTCAATTGAGGAGCCATATCGACTATTGTTGTAGCGGTAGTCGCAACAATTGTTTTTTGCTCTAATAAATTTGTGCCGCCCACACTTATTGTTTTTATAGACAGTATTCCAACTACAGGTTGTGGTAACACAATATGTTGTTTAGCATAATCAATTGTATAATTTGATAAAATTGTGTTGTTTAACAAGACTTCAACTGAATCAGCGTTAGGAGGAGTTGTGCCTATTGAATATACATTTGTATTGCTATTTGCTACATAGGATCTCAAAACAGTTAATGCCGATCCAACTGCTGGTTGTGTATATACACTAATACCTAAACTTTCAGATACTCTGCCTGGTAAGTTTTCTTCAGGTCCATAACTATTATATCGAGATATTAGACTGTCACCATCAATAGCAATATCATCTAGTAGTGGTGACGGATTGTCTGCAACTCCTGGTTGAGATATTGTAGTAAAACTATTACCACCAGAAATATATGTATCTAAATCAGGATCAATGATAGGCAAAGAACCATCACTAGACGCTAATCTAAAAGATACAATTCCTGTTGTTGTTGTGTAAATGTCAACTGTATTTGTGTAACCGTCTGGTTGTATTAAGCCATTAATCAATTGTAAATGTGTTGAAGAACTAACAGTTCCTGTTCCGTAGATACGAACATTGTTAACATAAACTGTTAAGGTGTTTCCTATCTGAGGAACATAATTTAAAGTAAACACACTACTTGAATGACTACCAGTTGTTGAATATAACCCAACTTCAGGTAAGTAGTCATCCCAGTTGTTTGAACCAAATGGAGTAGAATCAAAACCTGTTGATGATAATAACGGTATTGTATCTATTGTAACTCCGGGATATTCTAATCCTGCCATTAACAATGTTGCTGTATTACCTGGCATACCAGAAGTAGGAGAGTAGTAATCACGTATACGATCTACGGCATGGTACAAACCTACGTCTTTAATATAATTAACAATCACTGTTGCTGTATATGCAGGAGGAGATGCTAACTTAATTTCTCCATAACTCTTTGTATATCCGTTGAATTTTTCAGTAGACACCGTAATACTATAAGCATCAGCAAGTTGTTTAATACCATTAACGGTTACAGTTGTTAATGATTTTTCTGCCATTGGCGTCCAAGTTAATCTATAGGTATCTGTATATCCATCTGCTCGGAAAGTATCTTCAGATGCGGCTGATGGTATTTCATTGTAGCCCGACACACGATCAAATTTCATAGTAATAGTTTGAGATCTAACCAAACCATTACTCATTCTTATACCAAATCGTGCTGAAGTAAGATCAGACGGGCCGCCGCCTAACAAATTCATAATCGGAGTAAGTGTGTACCCGGATCCTGGATTTGTTATAACAATCTGTGTTACCTTACCTTGGCTGATGTAAGCCTCACCGGCGGCGCCCGATCCGCTATCGCCGGGCGCCGGGCTAAACACTACTTGGGGTGCGTAGATATATCCTGATCCACCGTCATAAATTTCAACACTATCTACATGATATTTGTAGTTATTATACCACTCTTTCCAAGGTGATTGTAATGTCAATGGATTACCCAATTGCACAGGAACAAATTTCTGTGTTAAGGTATTATAAACAGCCGGTGTGTCGAAATCTGTTAGTACTGACTGTGTAAAATCTGTGGCGGTATAATTTGCTTGGAAATTGCGAATTTTTGTATGATAAGGCTTGGTTTCATTGATATAATCCTCATAATATGTCTCATTATTAAGGCTATATGTAGGACGCTGATCAAGAGCACCTGCGTTATTAACAACAGATATAAATGATGTTTTGAATGCCCAATCAATAAATTTCTGTTCAGTTAATGCAAACTTTACTAATTTAAAGAATAACTTATTGGCATAAACTTGATAGTCATTTTTGAATATTGCATTAACACCATTGATAATATTTTCAGTTTCAACATCAGGCTTTTGATCAAATGTTAATTGGTCAAAGCCAACAACATAATCAAAACCAAATTGATTATCCCAAATCATATCATCAATTTGAATTGTACCGTTTTGTTGGTATATCAAATCAAAGGAATTATTAAATGTTCCAACTGTACCATTTGTTTTTCTAAGAATTACATAACGGCCATCTCCTGGATTATTAATTTTTACATAACTTCCCGGGAGGACATCTTCAACATAAGATAATTGATAGGTACTATTAATAGTTCTTGAAATGTCTTTTGTTCTATTGTATGTAGGATCTTTCCAATCAACATATTGCCAGTATTCAGGTGTATTCCAACTCTGAGTTTTTGTTCTTAGATATGTTTTAGTTGAATAATTCCAAGTATAGTAACTCCAACGATTGTTCACTGTTTCATCTGCCTGGACTAATACAGTAAATGGTCTTACTACTGCGGTCGGAACTGCGGTATAGTTTTTGCCTGAATTTTTAATTTCAGTTTTAATAACTTGCCCAGCACTGTTTATAAACGTAACAATTTCAGCGCCGGTACCGTTACCTATAACTTCAACTGTAGGTCCTGCCCACACTATAGGAAGATTATTAGTATCATACTCAACAGGGTATAAAGTTCCATATCCATACCCTGTATTGATAATAGAAACTCCTGTTATACGACCATACAATAAACTGACAGATAATGACGCAAGTAATAAGTTACGTGTAACCACAGTTACATCTCTAGCCAGTGCAGACTCAACTACAACATCGTATTCTGCTTGAGAAGGAGTAGCATAGACTTCACTTGATGTAAAATGATCTAAATTAACATAATTTACAATATTAAGATTTATTAAAATCGAATTTACATATTCTGTATAAACTCTCAAAGCATCAAAGCGATTTTTAAATAATGTTTGACGAGGACGTACACCAACTCCATAACGAGTTCTCTCTGTTAGTGAACTATCGGGTACAGGATTACCTAAACTATCTCTGCCTAATAAACTATCTTTTACTTTTTTGGCCAATAGTGTGTTAGGTAAACTTTCTGCATTGCCTTCTTGTAGTAATAACCACTCTGTATGTTTGTTAATTTGATTGTTGATCAAATCCATATCAATGTTTAGATTGATGTTTGTACCAATTAGATCAGTCTTTAGATTGGTCAATGCTAATGCACTAGAAGATAACATAGAAATATATTTCATTCCTTGTGCTTTTGGATTTGCAATCAATTGTGCTACATCAAGAGCACTCATGGATCTTCCGCCAATTGCAGGAATTGTTATCTTATTTTTTACCCAATAATAATATATGTTTGTTAGTGCATTTGTTGTAGGGTTATACACTTGTTTAATACTAATAACCGCATTTGAAGGAAATTTAGGCTGTCCGCTTATTCCCTGTGATAGACCTGCATTAGTATCTGCTATTGCACTCCACTGACTAGGTAAGTTTGTACTAGATACCCATTCATAGATATCAATAGTACATCCTGGGAATAAATTTCCCCAACTATTTTTTCTAAAATCAAGATTTCCTTGTTCGTACCATATATACTTAACTGAGCTCAAATCCCACCATAGTTCACCAACATGCTCGTCGATCCAGTTTGTACCACTATCTACATTCACTCCGGGAACTCCGATAGAATAAACTGCTGGATCAAATGCTGTTTTATATTTTATTTCTTGATCAGCATATCCGGGTATACGTCCTTTCAATGGATCAAAAATTTCAATATAATCAAGAATATCTTGTTTGTCAGTATCAATTGTTGTTATAGTTCTAATCTTATCAAGATCAACAAGATTATCTTCTACACGCAGTCTTTTCCATGTAGGTTGACTATGATCAAACAAGTGTAATATTCCTACTTCAGAAGGAACATTAGTACCCGGCGCACCTACAAATACAGTATTGTTAGTAGCCGCTAACGCATTAGCAAATCCTTGATTGTCTGCTGGATTTACTTTCTTTAGTTCTTGTCCGTAGTAGAATTTAGAATCTAATCTTTCAAATGTATATACAGATCCTGTACCTAATTTAGACTTAGATTGGAATGTAGTTGATTTTCCATCAAAAGTAGTAGCCGTTAAATTAGGAGGACTTGTTTGGTCGTTAATATAATTTCCTAAACTAATACTATAGGTATCGAATGTTATGTCAGGAGTTACATGTTCTTTCAGACTTGATATGTATAACGAATTTGAATTAGGATTTATAGCAAACTCGAATCCAAAATTATTAATTGACCCTTCGAATGGACATTCTAATGTTTGGAAATAGTTAAATGTGTTTCCATTACGTGTGTATACGTAAACTTGTCCAGTCTTATAATCATTAGTGCTGACTCTAGATGCACCAATAAACAAATAGTAACCAGTCTTATCTATTAAAACTTTTTCACCAAATCCAATATTGGCATCCATTAACCCTATATCAGAATCATTGTAAGATATTAAATCAGTATTAGTAAATTGATTTGTTGATGGAGAATATGTAAAGATATAAACTCCGCCATAGCCACCATATAATCCAGGAGCACCTACAGCCATGATAGTTGCTGTATCATCACCAGTAATACTTGTACCAAATTTGTCACCTGCTACTGAAGGTAATAAAATTGGTGATAATTTTTTCTGCGAAGAAGTACCTGTAGTAATTGATACTATACCAGAATTTATACCAATAGTATATGTCGACCAATATACCGAGCCTGTATTACCCGGAGCAGATACTGCTAATAGTTTATTTGTTTTAGATATATTACCTAAATATAAATCAGATCCAAAGTAAGCATCTTGAATATTTTCATAACTCGTAAATGCAAAATGTTGTGTTGCTGTAAATTTACCATCGTAATTTACAGTGGTCAACTTAATCATACCTTTATTACGAGTAGTCGACGTAGATGCAGATGTAGTTACATCATAGAAAGCATGTGAATTTGAAACAAATTTTACACCGCTAGCATTTGGGGCGCCTGCAATAACAATATTGTTATCACTGTCAAATACAACTGCTGATCCAAATCTAGGATCTACAGTAGAATCATTAAATTGATGAGTAGCATCAATGTTTAAAGTAATTTCACTTAGTTTAACCAGTCCTACGGTGCTGGTGTTTTCTCTTTTCAGAGCATAGACTTTACCGTACACACCTGGTCGTAAATTATAGTTGTTAGGAGTACCATTATAAAAATTAGGAGCACCTACAATTATTTTGTTTCCAGTAGGATCTACTGCAATATCTGCAGAAAATTCTTGATTTCTAACGGAGCCGCCAGACATAGGATTATAATCTACACCTGTATATGCCTGCTGTTTTTGTAACACTGTCCAAATGCCAGTTCCGTCATTGTCAATCCATACATTTTCTCCGTTAGTCAATTGACTCAACATTGAAAAATCTGCTAATTGATCAGGACCTTCTCGGAATCTTACCGATACAAATTTAAACATAACACCTAAGCCAGGATTAAATTTAGTAGGTAACGTTGTTAAAGTTGTCTTAATAACAAATTGATCATTAGACATTACTTCAAGAACTTGATATACTCCGTTAATTTGAGGATCAAATTGTGTAATATTGACTAGGTCATTCTTAGACAATCCGTGGCTAAGATCTGTAGTTATTAATAAGGTAGATCCTTGTACTAGTATAGAAGCATCATTTGCCTTGGCGCTTAACATTGTATGTCTATATACTTCCCAATCAAGACTTTCTGTAAATCCTAACCATACAGTATCGCCGTCATTGATACCTCTGTTATTAGCAACATCAGTTAATGAGGATTTGTTAAATGCAGTAGCAGTAACATCGTCAAGCCTTACATAACCTGCGTAAGGCAACTCAAATACATCTTGATATTTTGTAGATGTAGTAGTAAACGGAGTTGAAGAATAATTTGTAGGAGAAATTATTAAATCATTAGGTGTTTTATAAATTCTAGGTTGCTTAGGTTGAGCAGGTATAGTATCAACAAAACTAATTACTTGAGAATTTTCTTTAAATGTATTTTCATCTAGATTAATTTCTAAACTATTATCAGTTGTATAAGATCCAAACTCTCCTATTCTAAACGCCCATTCTTCAAAGTAGTCAATATAACTACCTAATGTTTGTTTGCTGGCTTTGGCCAATTTACTAATTGTATTCTTTGTACCTTTTTCTCTGATAAATCCTTGGTAGAATTTATATTGACTAATGGGGTTAATGAATACATTATCTAGATATGGTCTGAGAGTATACCCAATTAAATGCTGTGCTAAAGCCTGTTGATTAGAATCAAAATTATCTATATCAAGACTATAGAAATCTTGGAATTGACCAATCTTATAATCAAAGTTAGGCAACAACCTTGATACCGGTTTCTCATCTAATGACTGCCATAAAGTATAATCAAATGTAGATGTACCATCTATAGCCGCAACAGCCGAATAATAATTACCACTATATCGAACAATGTCTCCTGGACGATAGTCTGTGTATTCTGCCCAATCATTTATAATTGCTTCGTCATAGATAAATCCAGGACTATATAATGACCCGTTCCAATTTGATGTTCTTAACCCATTTAATTTTAATCTGCGTTGACTATATCCAGATTCTACATCATATATTACGTCATTGAACAAACTTCTATTATTAAAAATTAAAACATGTTCTTTCTGAACACAGTTAAATCTAATAAAATAAATTCCATCGTTTGTATTTCTTGTTCTAACTGTTATTACACCGTCTTGGCGCATTACATTTAGATAAATTTCTTTTAATGGTTTTCCATCAGCCTTGATTACACTATATTCATAATAACTACTGCCTAAGTCATCAACCATAGCATAATCATTTTGATATTGAATTTGATTAGCAAAAGGACTTAATGTTATAACACTGTTAGTTGACCATCCTTGACTTGCCCAGTATAAAAATTCTTTGGCTGTAAAATCCCAATTAATTACTTCACTAAGGTCGGCAACAAACTCATCAAATATAGCGCCTTTACTTTCTAGCCATGCTCCGTACCCTACTATTACATTGTAGACATCTTGTATTGTAGGAAGTATTTTTCCATAAGGAATCTTAATTTCAGTTGTATCAAATCTTGCGGCTTTTACAACAGATACTCCGCCAACTGTAGGTAATCCAGGTAGAGGAGTAAAGTTATTAAGATTAAAAGTTGTTCCACTAGTATGTCCTATTTTAGCCCTGTAATATTTTCCATTGTATAAAACTACCTGACCTGCTTTATAAAATATATAACCTGTATTAGCAGATACAGCATTAGATAGGTCTGCACTAGTTAATCCTGTACCAGTTGGACTACTTGCAGTCCAATTAACATACGATTCACTTTTTGCACCAACAGAAACCCCCGCTAAACCTAAAATAGGAGTAAAACAGGTAAAGTATGGTTCTATATTATCATAACCCCTAATAGCATATCCGTCGGGTGTCTTTTGAATTATCATACCCGATATACCTAAACTTTCAACAGGATGTCCTTGATCTAAGAAAATTTCGTAATCTTCGTTGCTTAATGCTACGCCCGGATTTGTAGTGGCAGGATTAACTGAGTCAATAATGATTTCTAGTTTATCCTGGCTAACAAATCCGCCAACTTTTGTCAGCAATTTCATGTTTACATTCGATAGATCTGTTTTTAGATCTTGAATATAAGTTTTATTTTTAACTTTCCCTGTCTCAACTAACATAGGACTATATCCAGCGGCTCTTACAGGTGTACTTGTTTCATCACCATATATAACTAAGTCGCTTGGCTTTAAAAAATCTCCAGATTCAGTATAGATATACTGACCTGCTAGACTCTTTTGCATTCTGCTTGTGTCAAATAATAAACTTGCATAACTCGATGGATCTGCAAGAATCATTAGTAACTGAACGGCATAAGGATAATGGCTACTACGCCTCCAGGCTGTTTCAACAGGACCTTGATCTCCAAATTCCCAATCATCACCTAATTTGTTTACATCAACATTTTGTGCAATTCCTGACGAGGCTGGATCTAATAAATTTCCGCTTGCATCAACTGGAATAATTTGAGATAGTCCAGTTCTTACAAATAATGGATTAACTCTTGGATTTGCAGGATCTCTTACATATCCATTTTCTAAATCAGTCCATAACACTTCATTACCACTTGTATAAGGAGCAGGACCATAGGTACTAATCCACCAATATGGCATTATACTAAATCCTAACATTTCCCAAGGAGTCATGTGAGGTGTAGTTGTATCAAAATAATATGAATAAATTCCTCTGTGATTTCCTACTAGAGGAATTAATGTAGCAGGATCATTGGCTGATCTAAAATTCCATGTTCTAGGAGAATCAGAATATGTATCATTACTTTCAAAATCAAATCCGTAAAAATTATTCCATCTTAAAAAGTTACCTGTTAGAATAGAATTAACTGTTGATTTACCAATTTTAGTACTTCTAAATCTTCCAGGAATTATTCCATGAATGTTTAATAGATCAGGATTATAATTAACTTTAATATTATTATAAATTCTACGTTCTAGTTCTAATATAATGTTGTCTCTATAGTCGTTAAAAGCAAGCATAATGCTACCATCATGCCCTTTGATTACTAACTGAGGATCTCCAGAATAAGAATTATCATAGTAAATGTCTGGAATATATTTTGGATACAACCCTAATTTTGTAGGAGTAGGAGGGATAAAACTTCCATCAGTACTCGGATAGTCACTAACTGTGATAATATCACCTTTTGTTAAAGGTCGTTTTATTGTTACTGTAGATTCATATTGATCAAATTCATAATCGTTATCAATCACTAATTGATATTTCATGCCTGTATCAATAGGAGTATGATAAACATAAATTGTTCTAGGATTGTTTGTGCTAGGAATAAAAATACTATCAAGACCGTATTGTGTATTTCTAGGATCAGTAACTGTTACATTATGTGTAGTAACATCAGTTCCATAGGCAATCATATCGGTATAATAATACTGAGATTTTCGATCTTTGACCACGTTGATATTGTGCATAATAATATCAACAGCCTGCACAAGATCATAAATTCCCTTAAGAGCAGTTGCATGAGAAATAAAATTTAATTTAAATTGATTATAGTGACGCTCTACTGTTTGTACAGCATCTATTATATTATGATCGTTGTCTGTTACAAAATACCCGGCAAATGCCAAAGGATTTTTATTTCTAATTAATCGTGTACCATACGATGACAAATTAGGAAGATCTCTACTATTATTTTTTCCTAGATAACTTCCTGAAAAATTAGGATGCCTGTCTGCCATTGACTTCAAGTGATCAGTTAATTCAGATAATGTAAATTCTTGAATAACTCCATTTAAGGGATTATTTGCCCAAGTAGGACTTACTTCATAGTATCCGTTCTCATTAGGAACTGCATCTCCATATATTTTAAATAATACATGATCATTTGCAGTAATGGTATTTGTAAAATTAACATATAATCTTGATTTATCAGGATAACGAGTATAATCAATACCTTCAAAATATTTTACATTGTTAACAAAAACTTGTAATGTAATGTTATTATAGGCAGGATAATTAACTCCAGTAACTTCTATAGATGTTGTATCAGTAGTAGGTACTACTGATTGTAAAACAGGAATAGTATAAGTTTCTGCTTCTTTCCAAACATTTAAAAAAGTATAATCTGTAGTAGTATTCTTCTTTAAAAAGTTTTTATATATAGGGATATATGTTGTTGTATTTCCGGAGACTACTGTAGTTTGATCCTGCATGAAATAATTTTCAAACAGATAAAATGCTTGGTCTGCAATATTTTGATATTTTAAAGGAAATCCTAAAATTGTATCAGTTGTACCTGTACTAATTCCGTATCCAAATACTTTAGTTCCTTGGAAATTACTAGTCGTATCAAACAAACTATTTTGATCACTGTCGAATACATCAAAACGAGGTGCTTGATTTAACACAGATTTTTGCTGGCCATAGACCCAATTTGTGCCATTAAACCACCAATTTGTTCCTTTGTAAGTTGTGCCTTGTGTAATAATAACATTGGCTCCAGTCCAAGGAGGACTGTCTGTTGCTTCAACAAGAGCAATTTTTAATGTTCCATTTATTTGAGCAAAAGTAACTTGCCAAATTCTACTAGTAACATAATTGTCTATATCTGCTGTAAAAATAATTCTATCGCCATTGGCAATTTCTACACCATCAACATAAAACCCTAATTGTCCTTCAATGGCATTGAATACGTCTGTTGTTGTAGTGTCAATGTGTTGAACATTGTCAACAGCCACTGAACCAAAATTAAACAATTGAAGATCAGGCGTAAATTCTACAATAGGTCTTTTTGCTCTATTTTCTACAGGCAACACAGGTGTTCTGTTGTTGTATGTAGCAGAAGCAATGATTACATCTTCATGGAACCATCTATTATAACGACTCCAAGGATTTCGATCTAGACTAGATCGATTAATAGTTACATATTCTGGAGTTAATGGAGCATTAATAAATGTATCAAATGGATAATCATCAAACGGCGTTGCATCAAAATTTTCATCTAATGTGCTAATAAATTTCTCAGGTACAGATAATGTTGATACATCAACCAATCGAATAGCATCACCGACACCTTCTACATAAAATTCTTTATTTTGATATTCAACAGGCGTTACATTGCCCTCAAACATAATACGCATACCATTAGATAGTTGAATATTATTTCCTGAGGTATATGTTTGCTTTCCTAAGACATCATTTACAACATCAATATTGCTGTTGTCTTCTATAGACTCTATAATAATCTCTCCGCCATTTTGCTCATTATCTTGTGCAACATAATAAAGAATCTTAGGAGTATTTTCGTCTACAGTAAAAATAATTTGTCCATTTTTAATACCATTTGTGTCAAGCACACGATATGGAGACTCAGTGCCTGCTACACGCTGTGTCTTAAACCAAAATAGTTTAGAAGTATTGATATTAAAAATATAAGTAACACCTCTAAACAATGTTAATTGAGGAGAAGGTGTTAATCCATCTGGAGTGAATAAGAAATAATTGCCGTCTGGAGTATCAGTTACCGAGTAGGTGCTCACTGTGGCTTTAATTTGTCCTGTCACTGATATGACATCAGGACCGTATGGCATCCAATAATATTTCTCAAAGTTAACAAGTTTATCCCAATCAATGTTAGGATCATAAGAATAAAATTCAGGATTAAAAAGTGTATCTAATCTTGTTGTTGAAGCACCTTGTACATTTAATTTGTTAATTAAATCATCATATGCTAACACTTCTTTAGTGTTTAAATTAGCATCAGTTACTACAAGAGATGGTTCTACCTGATATGCTTCTCTTAATTGAGAAGTTGCTCCTATATAATTGTCTGTTGCAGGATTATATGTTGGAGTATTTTTACTACCAAACCAAGCATTAATTCTTTCAATCTGTGCTGGTTGTATATATTGGTCAAGTGTTCCTGCTAAAAATTTAGCGTTTTTATCAGTTCTAAAAATATCTGGAAGTAAATCAACAGATCTTCTATTTGTCGATGTACTTCCAATATGCGAAACTTTTGAAACATTGGCCGGCATTAATATACTCCTACAGAACTAGTTATTGTAGTTGATGTTGTCTTGATTTGAGATGCTGTAATTGCATTTATAATTTCAATATCGTTGATTGTAGCCCCATTAACAAAAATTTCATTTGACTGGCATGCTATTTCATAAAGGCTTCCGAATGCAATATCGGATCTAGGAACAATAATAAAATTAGTAATATCAGGTGTTAACAAATTCATAATATAAGTTGCTAATTCACTAAAATAAAATGTTTTACCAAAGTCCCAATAATCAAGTTTAAAGAATTCATTTATTCCAGAAATTACTCTTGATTTAATATCGTTGTCTGAAACGGATCTAGTTGTATTTTTAACTACTTTAAAAATTGCTTGTAGATTAGAAGGTGCTTGGGAACCAAATAATGGTTTATATTTTACTGACTGATATATTAGTTGATCACTGATAGATTTAATTGGCTCAAGGACTGCACTATAATTTTCTTCTAGTGAAGAACTTGTGGGAGTCAATGGTTCTGATCCAGTGCCAGTAGCCAACCAAGATCTATATGCAGTATCATATGTTCCAGTTAACATAAAGATATCAATTAAATTTGTTTTACCTGGATCAATTCTTCTATCATCTGCACTGTTGTGTTGATAATGAAACTTGATATTTTTACGTCCTATTTTTGCAAAATACAAAGGCTCTAACGTAAAAGGTGTCGGAGTTGATGCAGAATAACTTGCTACAATATCTATATTTTGATCATAAAAATAATATAGTTGCCCTTCGATCAGTTGGGTAGTAGGAACAGATGCTTCTGACGGAAATGCTAAAAATAAATTGCTGTCTACAATAGAATATCTTGTAAGGCTAGGATCATATTGAAAATAAACAAATTTATCATTGTAAGTTGTTTGAGGACTAATGCTATCAGGCTGAACAATTACATCAAAACTATCGGGGTCATCAATATTACCGTCGTCTAAGGCATCGTAGAAAGATATTTTTACTTTCTTAGGTTCAATATATCCGTCTGACTCGACAACGTTACTATCTAGTTGCCATATAAAATCCGAAGATAAACTATTTGTCGATGTGTTTTGACTGTTAATACCTAGCACAGTAATTTTATCTTTAATAATAGTATTAGAAACAAAATCAAAATTCTTAGTAGTTACATCATAATTGAAAGCAGTTTCTTGTACACTTTCAAATATATATTCGGTATATCTATAACGAATTTCATAGTCAAAACCGTTCCATACAAATGCTATAGTCCAACTAGAATCTTTATTTGTGTTTGTTGTGTCACCTGTATATATTAATGTAAAAGGATTGATCAAATCTAAATCAGTATCATTAATAACATACCAAGCATTATCATCTCTAGAAAATCGTAAACCAAAATTTCTATAACCTAAACACAGATTAATTATTTCTGATTGCAAAGCAGGAGTTAGAGTAGTTACTAAAGGTGGAATAATTTCAGATACTACTGCATCTGATGGAATATATCCAGTCATTGTAATAGGACCAGTTCCATCTGATAGTACACCAGCACCGCTGTTATATCCATCGCCGATAGTAATAACCAAAGAAGACCAAAAATAATTTTTTGTAGTTTGATCTTGAACCGATGTTAATTTACCTGTTGGTAAAAAGTATTTCCCTGTAGGAGCCGTAAATTTAACCAATGCTCCATTAATTGCATATTTTAAAAATGAAGAACTAAAATATCCTGTTGGTAAAGCATTTCCACTAGGAACTATACTTTGAAAATATCCGGTTGTTTCATTAGTTGTACCAGTTAATCGCTTCCAAGAAATATTGGTAGGAAGAATTTTTGCACCGCCTACTAAATTGGAATAGTTTGAACTTCTTCGATATTGATCAAAATAAAAGTGTTTTAAATCATTTGACTGTAATAGCGGAGTGACTTGATTTAATAACACTCCATAGATATCATTTCGACCCGAGAATGTAAAGTTAAATTGCTGTAATTGAGTATCTTTATATAATGCACCATCACTACCATATATGTTTACAGAACTATATTTTCCACTAATATCGCTTAATTCATAGAATTTAGAAATACCGCTTGAAATTCTGTTGACACTCTTTACCTTAAGAATATCTGTACCCGCAGTTAACGGACTAATATTATAGTCCTCAGCAGTAACCATACGGTTTTGTGTGTAGTATGCCTGTGGTGCTTTTAGTTTAATATTAGCATCAGTTTCAGATCCTGCGGCATTGCTTACTGTATACTGTAAAGACATTGTCAACGACAATGTATTTCTTTGACCGTACTGATTGTAATAAGGAATTCGTACTTGTATACCGTTAATTTGTTCAGGAGTAATCGAATAAGTTAGTCCATTGCTTTGCCTAAAATACAAAACAAAATTACCTTTAGGTAAATTACCAAATGCACCATCGGCAAAATTTAAATCAATCTGATCTTGCACTCGTGTAGTTACAGCAAAAATATTTTGCTCATTGTTTGCTACATTGTTATATATTACATTATTTCCAGTAAGTGCATCAACTTTAGTCCAGTTAACACTATAATTTCCATTTGCATCTAACTGCCATAACCATATGTCAGAGTCATTAATATTAGTAACATCTACTCCGATAATTTCATTTTGTACAGGAGTTGATACTGAGAATGGATTAGAACTTAATGTTCCTTGTTTAAAGAACGCAAAGAATCCTGTATTTGGGCTAGCATTACCTTTTGAATCATTTCTAAATAAGAAATTAAAATTAGCACCAGGTAAAGGTGCAGATTCGTATATGTAAGTTTTATTAGCAAACGTGCTACTAACAATTTCAAAATCTGTTGTTACACCATTTATAGATTTTGAAAAATTAAAAATAGGAACATCGGTAGTTGCACTTGCTATCTGATAACTTTCAGTAGGTATTCCTGCAATAGTAGCCCTATTGTAGGGTTTCCCAAATACACTATCAGTAGGCATAGCGGAATTTAATACTGTTAAGAATTGTGAATACCAGTTGACATTTGAAGCGTCATTCCATGATACTGTAGTATTTGCTAGATTAATACCTGATCCATCAAACACATTATCTGTAGTACTAACACTTGTAATTTTTAGCAATCCACTTGCAGGAACACAACGTTTGGCATTGTAATTAATCAACTGTGCAAGACGAAGAATACTATCTCTACGTTGGGCAGTTTCTAAAAAATTCTCACGGGCATTTAGATCTACACGAAAACTTAGATTCTGTCCGAGGTAGGCAATTAAATCTATTAGAGCAATATACTCACTAGAATCAGTGTAATCATTGAAATCTTCGGGATAATTTTCTCGAAGATACTGAATCATTGTTCGTCTTAGAGTTTCGAAATCATAAGACTTAAAATCAGAATTGTTGAAAGATTGATATATTTTTGTCCAATCTTCGGCAACTAATAATTTTGAATTTGTTGATGGAATCATAAGCAAGTACCGTTTATAGCGTATTTATTACGACTATAAACCAGGTAGTTTTAAGCCATCAATCCAACATTGCGATCAAATGCTAGTTTAATTTGTTCGCTAAGATCTGTATTGGCATAGTTGACGGTAAGTTCAAGTAAGAACCCATAATTTTGCTCAACAATGTTAACTTGTGTAGGAATTAATCTAGGCTCAGAGGCTAAAATTCTATCAATATCGGTTGCGATTGCTTGTTTTATATTAGGTGTCAAGGGTTCGTAAATTAGATCCCATATAATTGTACCAAACCCAGGATTCATAACTCTTTCGCCTTTGCGAGTGTTTAGTTGATTAAGTAAATCTTGTTTAACAACATCATAATCATACAGGCGAGGTGATATTGCATTTTCATCAATAGAACTAAAACCTTTGTAAAATTGACTAGATTTAACCGTAGTTTGGGCTTTGATATTGCCAGGTTTAATTGTGAGATTCTTTTGTACCATAGTATTATTTACTGTTTAGGTGTTCCGCCATAAGTTACAGGATTACCCGAACTATCAGTAATAACATTACCAGAACCATCTTTAACTGGCGCAGAATCGCTAGGAACTTTTAATAACTGTGTTCTAACATAGTTTAACTGATCTCGTACCTTACCGGCTGCATCTGATTTTGTAATATATCCTTTTTTACCTATATCTAGTCCACTATTCTGTTCGTACGGTTTTGACGGAGCAGTAAACAAAACATAATCTAAAGGTTTACCTACAGCCGCAGGCCATAGAATTTGCATATAAAGATCTTCTAATTGAGGATTAGCAACTTTGTGTACAGGACCTTTCTTGAAATAAGTTTCTACATAGTCCATTTGCTCAACTCGAGTCATTGCGGCTAACGCATCTGTAGTTGTTCCTAGAGAAATTGCTGTAGGTTTAATAAACTGAATTAAGCCAGTAGCACCGATACTATTTCTTAGAGCAGGATTAAATGTACGACCTGTTTCAAACGCCATACATGCTAATAAATCAATATGAGAGCAATTTAAAGATTTAGCAACATCTTTTACTTTCTTAATAAACGCAAGATCTTTAATCCAGTCTGCATCCATATCTTTTCTATTAAGATTAGGAGGCGGATTATCTGTTGTTGCAGGACTCTTTCCAGGAACCTGATCTCGTTGAGTAGGGGTGGCTCCTCCTGAATCTGTCTTGTCAGGCGTGAACTCTCCTGGTTTAACATTCTCGTGTTGATCCCAAGGCTCATGAGTTGGGACTCGTTTCATAATAGATGATAAATCATCAGTTTTATAAAACTGTTGGTTTTCCCAACCAGTACTTTGACTTCTATTAGGAAGATTAAATTTAGGTAGTCCAACAGGTATACTTGCTGTATAAGCCGCATCAGTTGGAGCGGCAAGTGCAGTATCAGGTCCATTCATGTCAATCTGATCTGCTTTCTCAATATGATGTTTAGATGTGATGTTTGTAGTAGCAACTGCTGTTAATTTATAGTCTTTTCCTACTTTAAGATTATACATACTACCAGTTTCGTAATACATATTGTCACCAGATCTAATGTGCGTTTCACTTACTGTTGTTTGATACATAGATCCACCAACACCAAAGTGTGCATCACCTGTAATGGTGTTTTTATAATCTCCTTCAGTTGTTTGATCATAATCACCTGTAAACGCAAGTTTACCATTACCTTCAATAACCAAGGTATAATCATTAACAACATCTAACTGAAATGATCCTTTAACAGATACATTCATATCGCGACCTGCTTCTAGATTTATATCTCTATCTGCTCTAAAATTAAAATCATTCTCAGTATGAATACTAACACTATCAGCCGCATATATATCTATTTTGCCATTGCTGGTCATTTCTATCCACGAAGTACCTTTGCTATTTGCAATGTAAATTAAATCGTGTGTGTTATGTAAAAGAATTTGATGACCAGTACGTGTTCTAATTCTTACTAGTTCATTTTGACCGTCTTTGTCTCCATCATCCATAACAAATGTAGATCCGCCTAATCGTCCTACAGGAAACTTAACTGTTTTGCCATTGTAGTTAACTGTAGCATTTTGTGTGGTATTAGGATCAACAGGTCCGGGTGTTGATATTCCAACAACCTGACTAGGAATTTCACGACGAGCACTACTAGTAGTAGGTCCACGCACTGTATCTAATAATAATCCTTGTGCTAATAATCTATCAGCAAACGGTCTAAATATAGGTTTTTTATATTTGTTAGGTGTATTAATATCTTGGCTTTTTGCACTGTCATCATCTCGAGAATGTTTATGATATTCTGCAACAGGCAAAAATCTAGTACCATATTTTTTTTCATCTTCAGGAGTTATTTCAATTACATCACTAGCCGCAAGTCCCGGAATCATGTGATTCTGAGACAAGTCTTGAACACAGCCTATCCAGTACCCTGCATTAGGATTTCCATCAATAAAAATACATAATACTGTGGCTCCTATATCAGGCGGGACTCCCCAAAATCCGTAACTCTTTTGTACACTATTATAATCGGCAGAATTATTTCCCTCAAAACTTACAGATGTTGCTCCACTATAAGGAGAACAATAATGAACAACAAACGTTTCATTTTGTAGGTCAAGTGTCCCTTGTGTTGCTTGGACAAGGCTAACTTCAAGTGCGCCCATGTACGTAGGATCTAAGTGGTTAGTAATAATACCTAACCATGGTCCCGGACTAGGTAAGTTTTTTGCACCCCTACCATATATACCTTTCGCGGCACGTTCTAATTCTGGCATGTTATCCTATTCCTAAATTTGATGATATTGATGAAGTTAAGTCCGAAGCCTGAGATGTTAAACTATCAACACTAGGTATGTTTAATTTATCTAATGGGCTACCTCCAGACAAACTTCCTAGTTGAGAAGTTATACTAGATCCAAACCCCGACTGTGCATTAGCCACTAAGCCGCTTGCAGAAGGTATAGACCCAGTAAGATTAGATTTTAAAGTATCAAGATTAGGTAGTGATCCTGTTATATCTGCTTTAAATGCACCTAATGCAGGAGTCATTCCAAATTGTGATAGTATTTTAGGATCGCCGGGATTGTCCACTAAAGCATCAACCGGAGATTCAAGAACATCGGGTGCTGTAACATTCAACGGTGGAATAGCAGGCAAGTTCTTTATAGTAACTTGATCTAGATTTTCTAAACTAATTCCAAGTTTTTTAGCGTCACCTAAGTTAACATTTTCCGGTAATGATTTAGAAATACTGCTTAATTGTTTTGTTAAGTCAGATCCTAAACTTCCGCCAAGTCCTGCTAGTTGACTAGGATCTATTCCTAATTGTTCTGCTAATGCTCCGGGATTTAATCCGCTAACTCCCGGCAAATTAACACCTAATGTACTGGCACTTCTTAATGCTAAATCAGGAGATATACCATTTGATAACGCATTGCTAATTACGGCAGATCGTTGATCTGCCCCCAGATTTAATCCGTTAACACTGGTAACATTTGAAATCATATTTGTGGCCGCATCACTTGCTGATATGCCAGTTTGTATTTGATTGATGGTGTTACTTATTGCAGAAGTATCAAGTCTAACACCAGAAGTTAAAGGATTGATTCCTGATAAACTGCTACCTACTTGCAATCCTATCCCATTTGCTCCTTGATTAATTGCATTTATTCCTTGGCTTACAACTCCCGATGCTTGGCCTAATAAACTAGTAGGATTTGAAACAAGGCTACCGATGCCAGATACAGCACCATTGGCTAAATTTGAAAGAGCACCTAACGGGTTACTTGCTAAAGATGATAATTTTCCAGCGGCTCCTGCGAGTGATGAAAGTCCACCTCCACCAAACACACTAGAAGCGTTACCTAGCAATCCAGAAGCGGCAGAAGCAATATCTGCGGCGCCGCCTCCTGAAGTTCCGCCTGTTAGATAATCGCTTATTCCAGGAATAAATGATCCCGAAGCAAGAGCCTGATTAAGACTACCAGGAAGTCCGTTAGTAGGAAGACCTTTACCTATCATTTTAAGAAGATCAAGTGTAGGTGGTCTCGACCCTGCTGATTGAGCAGATGCCGGTGCTGTGTCAGCAGTTGTATAATCTGATGCTTTCTTTTCAGATACTAACGGCGGTGCTTGTATAGGTTTGTCATTGCTAGTAGGATCTATTTGTCCTTGATAACGAATTACTTTAAGACTCTGTTTAAACATGCCATCATTAAATTTACTAACACATTTAATAACTTTATAAAGACCGCTGAACGGTGCTGGACTTCCAAAATTTAAAAATCCATTAGGAGCAATATCAATAGGATTTCTAAAATTAAATCTTACTACACAGGGAGCAGAATTAATATTTGCCTCACCATCTGCTGTCAATCCAACTTCTTTTGTTTCTGCCAGATAGTTGCCTAATCCACTAGTACATAGATAATAAGGATCGCCTAATAACTCAATATCACCTGTAATTAAATTTACACTTTCTAATATCATTTGATGAGCATTGTAGGCCAATTGAAAGTATGGGTCTCCTTTTACTGCTCCAGCCCTATTATCATTACCTGATGCTTGCGGAATTACAGCAACCGGTGCTTTTCCATTAACATCTGTATTTTTTTCTTGATCAGGTTTCTTTTTGTTTTCTGTATCTGGTGGGGCTTCTGCGGTTGATAATTCAGAATTAGGTTTAGCACCTTGATTGGCATTTGCCGCTTGAAAATATAAATTATTAAAATTTAATTTAAAATTAATTACATCTACATTCTTTCCACCATACAAATAGTTATATTCTCTCTTTACAAGTTTATCAAATTGTTTAGGATCAAATTTATTATTTTGTTGGTCTGGCAATTGACTACTATGAACTTTATAAGGTGTAATAATATATATAAATTTATAACATTGTCTATTATTTGCCTTGTCAAACTCAGTAGGTTCTGCTTTAGTAATAATTTGAAAATAATCAACCATGCCGTCTGCAGATGCCGCTTCGTCTTTAAGTTTTGTTAATATATCTTTTAAATATTGGCTATCTCTTACTACCGCAGTAATAATATCAATTACATCGGCATTTGCAGGAAATTGAACAATACTGTTCTTAGGATCGTACTTGTTCTGAGGATCAGATGGTTTGCCGTCGGAAGATTTATTACTTAAATCTTGAAATTGATAAACATTGTTTTGTTTTAAGATTTCATTAATTTTAGCATCTTTAATTTTATTAGTATCTTGAAGTGCTATAGCATTACCTGATGTAGGATAATCAGGAAACCAAATTTCATAACTATCAGTTGTTTTAGGGTTTACTTTTTCTTTTTGTGCTCTATCTTTTATCCCGTCATTGAGACCGTTGACAAGATCTTTAAGAACTTCTCCAACAGTTGCTCCTACCATTTGCCGAGATGCGGTTAATTTATTAGGATTAGACATTGCTATTTCATTGACAGGAATACCTTTGCATCTGTATTTTGTACCTTGTTCAGATACTTCTATTTCTGCACCTGTCATTTTAATAGGAATATATTTGTCAGCATCTATTTTAATTGCTTTATTTCCGTTTATAGGATAGCCTGAAAATTCTATTTTTAATAAAAATGTTGCATTAAGATAACTGTCCCATCCGGCTGCTTGAGCCGCAACATGTAATGCTTCTATAAATCCATTAACGCTGTAAGGTTCATATACTTCAAATGCTACCTTTGTTCCTAAAGCCGGACCTGTTTGCTCATTAGGAGCCATGATAGTGTCAATCTCAACATTGTCAACCCACAAATCATATGCACCGGGACTATATTTGTTAAACGTATTAATTAGATCAGATGCACTTGTAAGACCGTCTAAAGTTTTTTTAGATGCAGAAATACTATCAGTTGTAGCATTTAAATCAGTCGATGCTGACTGATAAGAATCTTGAGCATTACGTAGTGCATTACCGTCAACACCTTGTATAGCATTTGCACCTTTTCCTTTAGAACTAGCAATTACTAATTTTAAAGGTGAATTTCGCCATGCCTGTTTTGGGTCAGATAGTTGTGCAGATGTTAGTGCGGCTAACGTAAAATTATACGTAACTGATCTATAGGCATCTAGAATATTATACTCAACCGCCATATTATATAATGCCTAAATTTGTTAAATTAGATATTGAAGGTAGATATATGCGTTGACCGGCAACTAAATCATACACAGGATCTTGAATTACATTTTTATTTCTTACAGAAAATACCCACCACAAATTTTGATCACCGTATATGTCGTATGCTAATAAGTCAGGACGTAAACTATAAGTCTGCGGAATAATATATAATACATCATCTGTTGCCGAAGGAATGTCTCTAAAATCTATAATATCTAAATGTCCATTGACTACTGATGTATTATAATACGGACTTGAACGAGAATATATTGTTGACATTATAAGTATCCTTTTCCACCTAATTTTCCATCTAACCAATCTGTTACAGCAAAGTCTCTAATCTCTTGTCTGCTGTACATTGGGATGAACGAAAATGTAATTGTTGAAATTGTTGGAGCCATTGTATTAGCAAACTTTCCTTTGGTAACTTGAATGTAATCAACACTTTCGGGAAGATCAAATTTAAAACTTGTAACAGCAACAGGGACGTTACTAAACATCCAGTTGCCATATCCGTATAATCTACATACAGGAGGAGCACTGCCTACAAGCAAATTTGGATCATTTCCAAACGGCATTTTAGTTAATGCACGACCTAAATGCACAACCGATAACCATTCTTCTCCCTCAGATTCACTTTGTACAGTAAATTTACAACTTAATGTAATTGCACCTACCGCACTATTCTTAAAGAAATATTGTGTGTAGTTAGAATGAAGTGGATTTACACTTCCATAACTAGCCTGGGTATCATAACTGATACTAGGAGTGTAAGGGAAAGAAATTCCGCCGCGCTGTCGTATACCAGGAGAAGCAGTTGATCCTATGTAATCAGGCGGAACTTCTAACCAGACTCGCATGTCTTTAGTTCCTGCCCATTGTGCAGAAGCAGGGGCAGTTGGTGCTGAACTAAATGGTTTTCCAGTTAATCGATTTATACCCGGTCTATTAGAATTTATATCACTACTGCCAGATCCGCCACCGCCTCCACTAGTATCACCATATCCGTCGCCACCATCATCCTCAGATTCATCTCCGTTTTCATTGTCTTGGTTTAATTGATCAACACTATTTGAGTCAGGACGATCAGGTGGGGCATTCCCACTTTCACCTTTGAACTGTGCAGGATCTGAATTAGTTGTCGATTCTTCTCCAGATGACGACGATGCTGAGGCAACTACCGAGCTTGTTCCTTGGGCGGCAGCCGCATCTGCTTGTTCGTTTGTTTGTGCCTCACCGGCAGGAGCACCAGTT